AAATGGTTCTAATTACGGTTTTTTATAAATAATTTCAAATAAAAAAGAATTTTAGTTAACTACAATTATCAGGAGATAAACATGCCTTTCCAAGTAAGTCCTGGAGTGAATGTATCAGAAATCGACCTAACTACGGTTGTCCCTGCCGTCAGCACAACTGAAGGTGCTTTAGCAGGACACTTTAAATGGGGTCCAGTTAATCAAAGAGTTTTGGTTGATTCGGAAGACAGATTAGTAAATATATTCAACAAACCAAATTCAAATACGGCAACAGACTTTTTTACTGCTGCTAACTTTTTATCTTACGGTAATGCTCTTTATACAGTTCGTGTTACAAACACAGATGCAAACAATGCTACATCAGGAACTGTAGGAACATACATCGAGGGTGAAGATTATTATAACGAAACATATTCTAACCAAAGTGGTCACGGTGACTGGGTAGCAAAATATCCAGGAGACTTAGGTAACTCACTTAAAGTTTCTGTATGTCAAAATGCTAATGCTTGGCAATCTTCAGTAGGAACATCTTATTATGCTACAAGAAATAGTAAGACTGTATCACTAGCAGGTGATGGTCAAGGTTCATCAAACGCAGAAGCAGTAATGGTTACTGGTGATATTCTACTACTTGGTCCAGATAATGAACCAAGACAAGTTAAGTCTTTAAGTGGTAATACAATTACACTATCAACCGCTTATACTGGTAACACAGTTTCTAATTATGATTCAAATGTTACTCGTCGTTGGGAGTTCTTCAATAATTTTGATAATGCTCCAACTACAACTGCCTTTGCTAATACTAACAATTCACAAGGTGATGCTATTCATATTGCTATTGCCGATGAAGATGGTGTTATCACTGGAACAAGTGGTTCAGTATTAGAAACATACGAAAATGTATCACAAGCACCTGATGCTAAGACTGATACTGGTGCTGGAAACTACTATAAAGAATTAGTTAACCAACAATCTTCTTGGTTGTGGTGGGGTTCTCACAACTCTAATTTAGGTAATGGTGGTGTTAACGCAGGTCTAGGAACTAACTATCCTGGAAATGATTTACCAGTTACTAACAGTATGACTGGTGGTAAAGATGGTCAGCAACCAAATTCTGGTCAATTAATTGCTGGATATAATAAATTTAAATCTGCTGAAGATGTAGATATTTCTTTAGTTCTAGGTTCTGATGCTGATTCAACAGTCGCTACACACTTAGTAAACAATATTGCCGAATCTCGTAAAGACTGTATTGTATGTCTATCTCCAGAGAGAGCAGACTGTGTAAACAATAATGGTTACGATGGTAAAGAAACTGATGATATTATTTCATTTAGAGATTCATTACCAAATTCATCTTACGCAGTAATGGATTCTGGTTGGAAATATCAATACGATAAGTATAATGATGTTTATCGTTATGTTCCTCTAAACGCAGATACTGCTGGTCTAATGGTTCAAACAGATTCTACAAGGGATCCGTGGTTCTCACCTGCAGGTTTCAACAGAGGTAATGTTAAGTCAGTTGTAAGACTAGCATTTAACCCAACTAAAGCAGACAGAGATAGATTATATAAGAAGGGTATTAACCCAGTTGTTACTTTCCCAGGACAAGGAACTGTTCTATTCGGTGATAAGACAATGCTTGCTCAACCAAGTGCGTTTGACCGAATCAATGTTCGTAGATTGTTCATCGTTCTTGAGAAAGCAATCTCAACTGCCTCTAAGTTCACTCTATTTGAGTTCAATGATGACTTTACAAGAAGTCAATTCAGAAACTTAGTTGACCCATTCTTAAGAGATGTTCAAGGTAGAAGAGGTATTACTGACTTTAGAGTAGTGTGTGATAACACTAATAACACTGGTGATGTTATAGATAGAAACGAGTTTGTTGGTGACATCTATATCAAACCTGCTAGAAGTATTAACTTTATCCAGTTAAACTTCGTTGCGGTTAGGTCTGGTGTTGAGTTTAATGAAATCGTCGGTAGTGCGGTATAAATAGAGTAAAGGAGAAAACAAAATGGCATTTAATGTAAATCAATTCTCAGGTGCTCTAAAAGACGGTGGTGCTAGAAACTCACTGTTCGAAGTAAACATCACAAACCCAGTAAATGGTGTTGCTGATATCAATGTTCCTTTTATGGTTAAAGGTGCTCAGATTCCAGCAGCCTCACTGGGAACAATTGAGGTTCCTTACTTCGGTCGTCAAATTAAAGTAGCGGGTAATAGAACATATGCTGAATGGACACCTACGATTATCAATGATGAAGGTTTTGATATTCGTAATGCCATGGAACAGTGGTCTCATGCTATCAATTCACCACAGAATAATTTGAGGACTGGTGGTTCTGCTCCTAGTCTATATAAGAGTAACGCACAAGTAACACAGTTTAGTAAGACTGGTGAAATTTTAAGAGTATATAACTTTGTCGGTATATTCCCAACTGAAGTATCTACAATCGACCTAGCATGGGAGACTGAAGGTATTCAAGAATACACTGTAACATTCCAATACGATTATTGGGAAGTTGCTGGTGGTTCTACTGGTGACGCCGGCGGTATCTAATACTCAATTGAAGTGATTCTGAAGGGTCTTATAAATATAGTTTATAGACCCTTTATACAATATGTGAGAAAAATATGGCAATAGAATTATTCGGTTACTCTATCGGTAAAAAGACAGAGACACCACCTACAATTCAATCATTCACACCACCAGAAAATCTGGATGCTGCCGTTCCTGTTAATGAAGGAGGGGTATTCGGAACTTCTGTCGAGTTAGAAGCAACTGCTAAAAACGAAGCACAACTCATCACAAGATATAGAGATATGGCATCTCAACCAGAGTGTCAGAAAGCAATCGATGATGTTGTAAACGAAGCAATTGCTAACCACGAAGATGGTCACCCTATCGAAATCATTTTAGATGATATTGAACAACCAGACAATATCAAAGAAAGAATTAGAGAAGAGTATGAAGAAATACTAGGTCTTCTTCACTTCAATACAAAAGGTTTTGATATTTTCAATCGTTGGTATGTTGATGGTAGACTATTCTATCATATGATGATTGATACTAAGAAACCAAGAGAAGGTATACAAGAGATTCGTTATATCGACCCTCGTAAAATTAAGAAGGTTAGAACAGAGAAGAAAGGTAAAGCAGGTGAAGTAAACCGTAGAAACCCTTTCGATAAGAAGTATGACGAATACTATATCTACTCTCCTAAAGGAGTTAAAGCAGGTAATGACGGAATTAAAATTGCTACTGATTCTATTTGCTATTGTCACTCTGGAATACTTAATCATGACAACACTGCTGTTCTAAGTCATTTACATAAGGCAATCAAACCTTTGAACCAACTTAGAATGTTAGAAGATGCAACGGTTATCTACCGTCTTGCTCGTGCACCAGAAAGAAGAATCTTTTATATCGATGTAGGTAACTTACCTAAAGGTAAGGCAGAACAATATCTAAGAGATATGATGGCAAAGCATAAGAACAAATTAGTTTACGATGCTAACACTGGTGAAGTAAAAGACGACCGTAAGTTTATGACTATGTTAGAAGACTATTGGTTACCTCGTAGAGAGGGTGGTCGTGGAACTGAAATATCTACACTACCAAGTGGTCAAAACTTAGGTGAGTTAGATGATGTATTATATTTCAGAAAGAAATTATACGAATCATTAAATGTTCCTATCACTAGATTAGAATCAGAGAATGCGTTTCAGATGGGTCGTGCTAATGAAATTACAAGAGATGAATTAAAGTTCTCTCGTTTTGTTACTAGACTTAGAAATAAATTTTCAGAATTATTCACTATCATCTTAGAGAAACAATTACTGCTTAAAGGTGTAATCACTAAAGCAGAATGGAATGATATGAGAGATTTAATCAAGTTTGATTTTATCGAAGATAACTATTTCTCTGAAATGAAAGAAGCAGAAATACTAAGAGAAAGATTAGGTCTGCTTAGAGATGTTGAAGAATATGCGGGTAAATACTTCTCAATTGAGTATATTCGTAAGGTTGTTCTTAGACAGACTGAAGATGATATGAAAGAACAAGACAAACAAATTGAGAATGAAAAGAAAGAAGGACAGTTCGGCGGTGACGACGAAGAAGACCTCGATTTCTAAAATATTATAAATAATTCAAAAGGAGAATCTTATGTCAGATGTTACAATGAGAGATGCGGTAAAAAGTGCTATGGAAGGTAATCCATCAGACTTTAAAAACAGTGTAAATTCTCTACTAATGGATAAAATTAGACAAACAGTAGAAATTGAAAAACACAAGATTGCTGCTGACTTTATGAACGACACACAAGAGGTGGAGACAGATGAAGAAATTTAAACAATTTTTAGAAGAGTTAGAATTAAAAGAAGGCACTGGTCTTTCTGCTGCTGACCTTAAAGGTCAAAAAGATTCTGACGACGAAGCAACAACTTTAAAACCTCGTGCTAAAGGTGAGGAAGATTTCAAGAACATGCATAATGTAACTAAGACTGATTACATTGCTGCTCCTGGACAAGACCATATCTTTAATGGAACTATCAGAGAAGAAACTGAAGAAGACGAGGAACTTTCTGAAGAAGAGAAACTTGCTTTTGATTTAGAAGAGAAATCTTGTAAAGGTAAGAAAGAAGATGTCAACATTGAAATCGAAGATGAAGATGAAGATGACGATGAAGATGATGACGAGGAAGAGAAAGAAGATGACGATGAGGAAGAAGAGTCTGAGTCTTATAAGAAGAAAGGGAAGAAGTAATG